TAGTAATAATAAAGAGTGGCGAGAAGACTTTAAGCAGATGATGGTTATTCATGCAAAAGACAGATTGAAACGTGAATCGGAACAGCACTAATGAAAAATAAAGAACCTTGGTCATTATATAGAGTGTCATATATAAATAATGTTCTTGGGCATAATATATCGACTGTTCGCGACTTTAAAGACTTTGACAGATCTATGGATTACATGATGGAATGTAAAAAAAGACACTGCGGAAAGAAATTTGTGATAGTAAAAGTAACAACGTCATATGAAATAATAGCAGAAGGATAAAAGATGAATCCGGCGTATGAAGCCTTAATAAATAATGGCTGGACTAAATACAGTGGATATCCATATTCAGAATACTGGCCTTCATTTGAAAAGGCTATCTCAAGTCAACAATATCATATATTACTACCAAGAGCAATAGATAATAAACCAGTGTGGATTTATGACTTCTATGATTACTCTAATATTAGTATGCCGACAGATGACTATAACACATTGAATTTCAATTCTATCGAAGAAGTTTTGAAATTTTTGGATCTAGGTATTAATAAGGAGCTGACAAATGCTTAAAGTTGAAATTACTGAAAAAATGAAGAAAGTCGCCAAAGAGAAAGCCCAAGAGATGGGCGAATTAAAAAACTCTATCCTTAAAGGTCAGGGCAATGTCACAGGCTTTCTTGGAGAAGAGATTATAAAGTCCTTCTTATCTGCCAGATCCTCAAATACAAAAGATTATGATATCTCATATAAGAAAAAGAAATATGATATCAAGACTAAGTTAACTTCAAAAGAACCTCTGCCAGAATACGATTGTTCTATTGCAGCCTACAATACAGTTCAAAAATGCGATGGATATATTTTTGTACGCATCCAGAAAGATAAAGAAGATAATCTTGTTTGCGGTTGGATTTTGGGCTGGATGGATAAGGAGGGGTATTTTCAAAATGCTGAATACTGGCCAAAGGGCAAAATTGATCCATCTAATGGATATAGAGTAAAAGCGAATTGCTATAATGTAAAAATCAAAGATCTTAAAAGCCTTGAAGAATTGAAAAATTCATTGGATTGAAGTTGACAAATCCAACGTGATCGGGTATAATAATAATACAGACGTGACAATGAGGGCAGTTCGTCTAGGTCGTCCTAGAACCATGAATATGGAATAATCGTTAGCTGAGCGACCTGATTCATGTCTGTAAAACGCAGGTGTCGTATAATGGCTATTATGTCAGTCTTCCAAACTGAAGAACTGAGTTCAATTCTCAGTACCTGTACTCAAAAGGAAACAAGATGTTCGATAATGTTGAAAAAATGAATGCGATAGAAATCATTTCAGAACTTCGCAGATGGCATTTCTGTTATAGAGATGCCCCAGATAACTTTGACGCTCGCTTAATTAAGCGTAGCATACAAATAATCGAGGAATTACTTGACAAGATTGAAAGCGATGGTAAAATAGATGAAGAACTTGTATAAAGTTGATCTTCAAGATGTCTACACCTATACTGTAGTAATTGAGGCAGAGAATGAAGAAGAGGTAAAGCAAAAATCTAATGAAATACTAGAACATCACCGTAAAGAATTTAGTAGATACATGAGTCAATATCCGGGAGTAGATCTTAATGATAAAAGAACTATCTAAGCTCTTCTTCACTGCAAATATTTTAGTTTTTGGTTTGTTAGTTAGTTATAAATTTTATGGATACGTGTCGTATGTGGCGGAGCCACTATATAAAATAAGAACGAATGATGGTATCTATTACTCCAATAGATTTAAACACTTTGCAGATACCGTCACGTTCTTAGATCAAAGTACAGGCGAAACAATTCAGAAGAGTCAAAGTCAACTATCAGGAACCGTAATCGAAAGGATCAGATGATGAAACCAGTATGGGATGAAAAAGAAAGCAAGCAGAGTTCATTCAAGGACTTAATCATTGATGCAGATGAGTATACAGGAAATGTCAAAAAGGTTGAGTGGGTCAATAGCCCATATTCTATCACAGAGTATAATCAAGATGGGCTGTGCCTAAGCGTATGGATTGATATCCCATATGATGGACAGACTAAAAGAATTTTCGATAAGATTTCAGTCACTAGCCCAACTAAACTAAATGAGCTGAGACAAGCAGTGGGCTTGCAACCAGTGCCAAAGGGTGGAGACTTCGATGAGTCTGAAATTTTAGGTAAAGAAATTCAGTTGGAAGTAGATAGATATACTTCTAAAGCTGGTAAGGTTTCAAATATCGTCAAGAGATATATCAAGCAAGAACCTATTGTAAGCAAGCCAAGCAAATCAAAAAAGGTCAGCAGTGTAAAGTCTGCTCCTTGGGGAGACAGTGATGACGAAGGAGTTGGATTCTAATGAGATTCCATTGTCTTGGGTTGCCACATACTGTTACAAATAAGCAGTATGTGGCCTGTGCATACACGCAAAAAGTCCTTAAATTTTGCAAGATGATGAAGGCTTTAGGTCATGAAGTCATCCATTATGGACATGAAGATAGTGATGTAGTGTGTGATGAACACGTTACAGTTATTGGAAATAAAGATTTACAAATCGCTTATGGTAATTATGACTGGAGAAAGAATTTCTTTAAGTTTGATATGTCTGATCATGCCTATCAAACATTTTTCGCCAATGCGATTAGAGAAATTGCACTGAGGAAACAGCCAAATGATTTTCTTCTTCCGTTTTGGGGGTCTGGTGTTCGTCCAATTTGTGACGCGCACTCAGACCTTATCGTCGTTGAACCCGGAATTGGATACGCTGGCGGCCATTGGGCTAGGTATAAAGTATTTGAGTCTTACGCTATTTATCACGCATACTACGGACTAGATGGAGTAGGCACATGCAAACAGGATTGGTATGACGTTGTTATTCCAAACTATTTCGATCCCGAAGACTTCGTATACAATAGTAATAAAGGCGATTATTTCTTATATCTCGGAAGAGTGTATGATGGAAAAGGTGTTAATGTAGCCATACAAGCATGTCAACAAGCTGGAGTCAAATTGGTAATAGCAGGACAAAAAGAAGAGAATTATCAAATACCAGACAATGTAGAGTATGTGGGATACGCAGACACAAACCTTAGAAAAAGATTAATGTCTAATGCTAAAGGAAGTATACTAGCTTCAATGTATGTTGAACCATTTGGTGGAGTTCAGATCGAAAATTTATTTTGTGGTACTCCCACAATAACAACAGATTGGGGTTCTTTTTCTGAAAATAATTTACATGGCATAACAGGATTTAGATGTAGGACAATGAATGATTTTGTAGAAGCAATTAAGAATATTGATTCTATTGATCCAGCCAATTGTAGGAAATGGGCTGAGAACTTCTCATTAAATAAAGTTGCCAAGATGTACGAAAAGTATTTCCAAGATGTTCTTAATATATATACTGAACAAGGGTGGTATACAAAATCTAATAAATCTACTCTCAGTGCATTAATAAAAAATTATCCAGAGGTAAATAATAAAGAAATATATGACTCAAGCATAGAGCAATTAAATAATCAAAAAAATGAAAATATATTCTTTTTAGAAGTCGGAGCTATGGATGGAGTTAACCATGATGAACTAAATAAACATATAGCTAAAAATAATTGGGATGGTGTACTTGTAGAACCAGTTAAAGATATGTTTGAGAAATTAAAAGAAAATTATAAACATAAGTCTAAATTGAAATTCGAAAACTCAGCTATATCATATCAAGATGGTTCTGCTTTAATAACAAGAATACCGCTAGAAAAAGTTGGCAAAGAATGTCCAACATGGGCAGATGGTATTTCGACTTTACTTCCAGAAGAACATATAATTAGCAAGTATGATATTTTAAGCGATAATATTGTATTAGAGTCAGTCAAAACTATCAACATAGATACATTGCTAGATAAATATAATATTGAACACATTGATATACTTCAAATTGATACAGAAGGATTTGATAAATTTATTTTCGACGAGCTATGGTCTCGTGGATTTAGACCAAATATCATTTGTCTTGAAATAGTAAATATGTCATTTAAAGATATAAAAAATATATCACAGTTATTGAAGATTAATAATTATATCGTATATATTGAGGGTGATAATCTCATAGCAATAAAATGAAAAAAATATTATTTTACACAGAGAATAATTGGGCTTTTGGATCTATTCATAACGCTTTATGTAAAGAACTTTATAATTATGGAATATATTCTAATTTATTAGACTGGAAATTAGAGTACACAAAAAAGGAATTTGATTTACTAAATGAAAAATACGACTTTTTTGTAACGATGCCTCCTGCGGTACTGCCACTTCATTATAATTATGGAATACCATTGGAAAAGATTATTGCTGTAGCTCATGGACAATGGGACATACTATTAGCCAAGCAGCAAGCAGATATAGACTTCTACCCTAGACTGCATAAATTTTCTGTAATTTCACAGGTGCTAAAAGGTAAATGCAACGAATGGAATATTTCTGTTGATCCAGTAATATCAAAAATCGGAGTGCATTTTAATTTATTTTACAGCAAACCATCAAATTCTTTAAAAAGAGTTGGATATGGTGGGGCAAATGAAATTAATAATTTTTTTGGACAAGAAATTAAAAGACCTAAACTTATAGAGGAATCTGTTAAAAGAGTTGATGGAATTGAATTAGTTAAGCATGAATTTTACAATTATATGTGTATGCCATCATACTATAAAAACATAGACTGTGTTATAATGTCTTCAATAGAAGAGGCGGGTGGACTGCCAATGATGGAAGGTGCTGCCGCTGGAAAGCTATGCATGGGAACTCCAGTAGGTTATTTTGAAGAAAATGCCAAAACCGGAGCGGGGATACTGCTACCAACTGAAGAAAATTCTTTTGTTTTGGAAACAGAGCAAATTTTAAAGTATTATAAAAATAATTCAGAAGAATACTATAGGAAATGTCTTGACATTCAGGAGTATGCAAGGTATAATTATGACTGGAGCAAAGTCATACACCAATGGGTAGAACTTTTCTAGGATAATATGAAACAAGACAGATTAAAAACAATCATATCCGAAATGTGTGAATATATCTATAATGGATATGTATTTCCAGTGGAGCTATTAGTAGAAATGCACGATATATACTGTTCAACATGCGGATCTTGCGGAAAACTAGAATGCTGTCCTCCAAATAAATGTAAATTTGGACTAGATTATATAGCATCTCTTAATAAACAAATAGAAGATTTAAAAAAGGAAAACGAGGCAACAAGAAAGGCTCTAGATGTATATATTAAGAAAGCCGGATGGAAAACAAATGAAGACATCATAAATCAGGAGATAGAATTCTATGGAAAAGAGTGAAGAAGAATACGCTTTTGATCCATCTTCAATAATAAAAATAATCTCTGAAAATCCACAGATAGGACTAGCTTTAATACAGCTGCCAATCAACATTGCAAATTCTTTGATTCGTAAATGTAATGAATACAGGTGGTCTGAATATCCCAGTAGGGCAGGGTATTACTGGGTAAATATGAATGGAATTATTTCAATTAAAGAGTATTCATCTAATGATATAAACTCTATAGTAAGATTAGGCAATTCAAAAAACTACCAATATTTTGGACCGCTTGAACCACCAAATAGCAATATGACATACCTAAGTTGATTATCTTAAGGATATATTGCTTTACCACAAATAATCTAATAAGGGGCTTTTACACAAGCCCTTTACTATTTAATATAAAGAAAGATAAAATGCAAATATATAAAAGGCGTGGCGTAACTATTATGCTTAAAAATAAAGATAAAGCGTTAATGGCTTTACTTGAAAGCGAAAGAGTCAAAGTTAAAAAGTGCTGCCAAGAAATATGCAATAGAACTCTTCGTTTAATGAAAACTAAACAAATTAGCAAAAGATTCTTTGGTTCATTTTGCGATTTAATAGTAATAAAAGACAGCAACCTGTATAATCAAATAAAAGACGATCTAGTTATAAAGGAAAAAAGAGATAGAAATGGAAATGTGCTTGATGAACTATATACTATAACCACTTCTAAATTAGTTAAAGGTTTATTTTCTGATATATTTGATCAACATAATTTCGTAGAGGATGGCATATCAAACTATAAAAGAAGTATAGTAAAGCATTCTTTAGACAGAATAGCATCATCTATCAATAGAAATAATGACGCTAAAGATCCAGATCCAAGACTCCCGATTATTAATTTCAAAGGGAAAAAATTACATATTTCAGAAGGATTGGTGTATGATGACAAAACTAAAAAACTATACACACCATTATCTTGCGGCAAAAAAGAACTAGACATATATAAATATATTGGCAAAGGTATGGTAGGACATAATTTTGGTGGAAACTTCGTATTCAAATATTACAAAGACAAAACCATAAAGACAATTATAATGAAAGCGTCAATTGGGTTGCTCACAGATCCAAAATATGATCCAGAAGGATTCATTGGCTTTGATATTAATCAAACCCCTATAGATTGGATTACTTTTGATGACGGTCAAAAAATTGCACGACCTGATGAAATGAGTGCATTGATAAGAAAAAACAACATCTTAACTAAAGAAGTGAACAAAAAGAAAAAGCGTAAGTCACAAATTAAAAAGAGTAAAAATAATATCGAAGATGATATCCCAGATATTAATAGCAAGCAGAGAAGCAAGAAGAGAAAAGAAAAAGATAAAGTGCTGGCATCTATACAAAAATACACGCGACCTTTTGCATTACAGATTATCAATAAAGCTATTATTAATAAGAAAGGCATAGCGATTGATAAAATTAATACGGGGGCTAAAGGAGGCGAGTTTGGACAGTATATATCTGAATACGTGCAAGTTCTCTGTGAAGATATGAACATTCCATTTTACGTGTCTCCATCTCCATATACATCAATGACTTGTTCAAAATGTGGATATGTCGATAAAAAAAATAGAGATGCGGATAAGTTTAATTGCTTAATGTGTACCCATTCCGAAGATTCCCACATTAATGCTGCGAATAATATTAAAAATGTCGGACAGACGCTATATAATTATCAATTAATGTATTCCAGAACAACAGCTAATAATATAAATAAATTAATTTTAAAAGCTGAAAAAATTCAACAATCAATGAAGCTCAAGAACGAAAAGTTGGACTCCAAAAAAAATAAAAATAGTTGACAAAGAGTTACGTTGTGGTATAATAAATATATCAACACTCACAAGACTAATGGCAATAAAAATTCTAAAGGGAAACAAATGTCGGCTAAAGAAATAAACCAATCAGATTGGCAAGAAAGCGTTATAGATTCTAATAAGCCCGTACTTGTTGATTTTTACGCTCCATGGTGCGGGCCATGTAAAATGCTAGCCCCAGTCATAGATAAAATAGCCAAAGAATTCAGCGGATTAGTTTCTGTCGTTAAAGTAAATACAGATATATGCTCAGAAATAGCAGTACAGTATGGTGTTTCTGCCATGCCTTCAGTTTTTATTTTTAACAATGGAAAACTTATTTCTAAAATTATTGGCGTAAATCCAGAAAATAGATATCGTTCAGAACTAGATAAAATATTACCAAAAAAGGAAACAAAATGAGAACAGTAAATAATTGGATTTCGATTAATTCTAACAGTCAGGTAGCAAGCTATAGTAATCTTAAATTCTCCATCGTACAGGACGAAAATGGACTATATGACTTCACTGCCGCGATAAAAGTTGGAAATGCAAATTTCTTAAGTCAGTCTTTGGATTTGCCAACACTAGATGCAGCAAAAGACGAAGCAGATAAGGTAGTATTTCAGGCTTTTGGAGTGGCAGTACTTCCTCTCGTTTTGCCAAAGGTAACACAACAAGAGCAAGAGGCTAGGAACAGACGAGCCGCAGCTATAAAGAAATATACTGAAGCTAGTAAGACACATGTCATGCTTCTTATGTCTAGAATTAATTGTTTGCCTCCCAAACTACAAGACTTCATTGATAATGAAAGCTATGTATGGGTTCCTAAAGATCCATCCGGGAAAGTAATTAATAGTTCGCCATCACAGCCTAAAACAATTTAAGGATAATAATATGATACGTTCCGACAGCTGGACACTTGTAACAAGTAACTCGTTCAATACTAAGTATAGAGATTTAGACATTTCTATTATTCAAAACAACAACAGCACCTACACCTTGTGTGCAATTTATAAGCTCGGCGATATCTTTTTGACCTACGAAAGAAAAGAGCTTGCTTTGACGCTGGACGGTGTTAAACTAGAAGCTGAATCTCTTGTTGCGTCTGCATACAGGGATGCTCCTGTGGTCACTCCAGTGACTCCACCGCTCAGGCCGACTGGCGTTCCAACTCCACCTCCAAGGCCGAGAAGAACAACATTGTAAAAAAACAGTTGACTTCTTGATTGGTGCAGTGTATAATACAGTAGTAAGGAATCGTGGCTGAGTGGTTTAAGGCGGCGGTTTGCTAAATCGTTGGAGCTTTATGAGTTCCCACAGGTTCAAATCCTGTCGATTCCGTTGAGAAGTTGGCAGAGTGGCCTAATGCGTCCGTTTTGAAAACGGAAGGATGTAAAAGTCCCGGAGGTTCAAATCCTTCACTTCTCGTAGTTGGATGTACAATAATGGGTGGTATGTATGATAGATTGTATATCAGAGGACTGCGATTCCCATGGAACCAAGAATTCCCCATCCAACTTTCGGTCGGGCCTATAGTGATAGTGGTAGCACTTCTGATTTGCATTCAGAAAGCAGCGGTTCGATTCCGCTTTGGTCCATCAATACAAGGAGAAAAAATGCTGAAGTGGGATATATCTTATCCAGATGCATTTAGATGCGTCATTGACAATTCTGTATTTACTATTCTTAAAAAACTTAACAATAAATATGATGTTCATGTAAGAGCAAAAATTGGCGATGAATTCTTTGAAAAAGATCTTTATGACTTCGAAACACTTCAAAAAGCAAATGAGATGTCTGAAAGTATATATAAAGGAATGAATAGGAAATAAAATGAAAGTTTGGAACTTGACAAGAGAGATAAACGAATACGACCAAGATGGCGAGTATTATGTTAAAACCTTTATTGAAAAACCAACTAGTGAAATGTTATTGTCTTTAGAAGTTCCCGAATATCTTATAAACCATGTATTAAATGGGGGAGGAAGACAAGAATTCGAGTATGAGTGGTTTCATTTGAGGGAGATTGATATTGAGTGAAGAAATGCCTGTAATTGACCCAAATTTCACATTTATGGAAAGTCACATGCGAGATTTAGAATTGAAGTTAAAAGTTCAGGATGAACAGATTAAATTTTTGTTGCATCAGCTATCTGGTTGCTTGATGCCTACCCAGTGGAATGCTATTCTTAAAAGACTTGAGGAGATTAAAAATGAATCAAACAGCTAAGATTACAGAATCGTTCGTATCACAAACAGTTGTTGGTGGTAAAGAAGATGGTCGATTTCTTACGGGGACAGTGACCGTAACGAATGCTGGAGTGGAAATTGGAAATTTTTCTACGGATTTGCTTGACAATCAGGGTTCTGTCAAGTATAATAAAGACGTGGACAACTTAACCGTGTTTCAAATGGAGTACGAAAATGACAGCGTGGACAATAGATTTTACGGATCTTAAAAATACTATCGACGAGATGGTTAGCAAGCTAGAAGACAAACCTAAAGCTGAACAGTCATCTCAATCTGATTTGACTGCCAAGTACAAAAA